CGAACAGCTCGAAGCTGCGCCGCTGATTGTCGTTGTTGATCGTTACCTTGGATCGAAGTTCGCCAACACGTTCCTCGAACCAACCGTTGCGGGCCATGCCCCATTCATTCGGATTGTCGCTATCGATGTTGAACCCGGCTTCGGCTTCCTGTGTCTGGCGCGAAAGCTCGTTTTGCCATTGCAGCATGGCCAGCTTGTTCTGGAACTCTGTTTCCTTGTCAGCCTCGCCGGCCATGGCTTCGAAGGCGCCCGACAACGATCCAATCGATCTGCCAAGGCCCTGAACGGCCCGACCTGGCGCCCCTGCCGAGGACATCATATCGCGCGATGCTGTTGGCTGGTCCGCCACGCGCAATGCGATCGACGGCCCCTCGACCTTAGGAATTTTGACCATGTTATCCGATCTTCAAGATCGAGCCGAAGCCGCCGGCACCGCCTTTCAAGGCACCGCCGAGGCCGCCGATAAGTGTTGACGCGGCACCGATCGATCCCGCCTTGCGCTTCTGCTTGGCGGAAAATTCTTCCTGCTTCGCCCGGTTTTCGTGAGCGATCGCCTTGCTTTCATGATCGAGGTAGTTGCGGCTTTGATCTGTGCCGCGAGCCTGCTCGGTATCCTGGAAGATGTTAAGAGCAGAACCATAGAACGGATCAACGCCGGCAGCGCTGTATCCTGCTGTTTGCTGGCCTTGCAGCTTGTCGTATTTCTGCGCGATGTCTTCCGACGCAGCCAAGCCTTCCCATCGTCTGGATCTGGCGTTGATGCGCTCGACCCGAGCGTTGTATTCGTTCACCGCAGCTTCACTGTTAGCAGATTGCATGGTGCCAACCGCAGAAACCGCGGCCCCCACCAATCCTATTGCAGCGGGAGCGCACATCAGCCAGTCACCGATTGTTCGACGACCACGCCCATCAAATAGCATGGCAGAGGATCGTCATGTTCGAAATGGACGTACTGCTCGCGGTCCCATCCGCTATCGATATCGACCTCGACATAACCGGAATACAGTGGCGGCGTCGCATCCATCGGATTGGATGCCACACGATAGAGCAACGGCTTCAACGAACCACCTTGATCCGTGTTGCCGCTGACTTTGCCGCCAAGTGAGCGCAGCATCCGCATGAATGTCTGGCTGATCCGCTTCTTCCTGGATTGAGCCGTGCCCGCCTGCGCACCGGCCTCGATCTCTTGCGTCGTCACCGTCATCGTGTACGGTTTGCCGATGATCACCTTGGTCGCCGCATAGGGCAGAGTGATCTTTCCGGTTGCCCCAACCGTCCCCGTCGCAACCTTGCCATTGATGAGCATCGTGACACTTTCCCCGCGCAAATGCCACAACCCAGACAACGTCGAAGTTTCAGATCCACTATATATCAAACAGCTATCAAGCAAAACCGCATCTTCTTTTGCGTCGACGTTTTCCCGAAACCGTTTTGACATAACTTCGACGTAAGCAACTGATGTACTGTCGATCGTGCGGTTCACTTGGCACCAAAGCTCATCGCTTTCTTCGCCAGACGTAACCTCTAGCTCTTTGACAAGTCCACTTCCGCCGAGCACGTGACGATGCCACGCCACGACTTCTTGCGGGCGCTGATACGTCAGGCACGCGATCTGGCCATCAGATCGAAGCGCCCAGATCAAGGTTTCTGGCGTTCTCTGGAATGCCAGCTTTGTCAGGCCGCTGCCCGTGATATGTTCGGAGAACACCGTCAGATCGACAGAATTGAACCGATCCTCGCTGAACGAGTAAGCAAACTCACGCATTCGAAGGCTGGCGTTATCCGGCTCGCCTTCACGCTCAGCGTAGACAACCGCCTGATCGACAAACACCGGCAGCACATCGGCACTACCGACATCCGTCTGCTGTGTTGCTTTGACGTTCGAAGGGCTCAATGCTTCCTGCTGGCTTGATGCGCCAAGGGCAAATTCACCGGCACTCGTCCCAGCAATCAGAACTCGCCTGCCGCTAAGCCATCTAATGCTGTCGCCATTCCCCGCCGGAAGACGATAGACGATCGCATCATCATCTTCTGGCCCGTCTTCAAAATCCTCGAATGTGCCAGACCTCGTGGCCCACACCACGGTTGGATCATAATCCGTTCCAGCCAGAAACATTCGCTGCTCGAACAAGCATATGGACTGTGGCCAGCCGCGATAGTCCGACCATGCGCCTTCTTGCCAGAACGTCGTCCCAGCCGCCACGATCGCTTGCGGCATTTGATACCGCACAATCTGTGCCGTCACCGACGTTGAAGACGAGAAAGCCGTGATCTGAACAATGCAATATCCAGGATGCAGGAAGTTCGAGTTGAAGTAAGTCCCGCCGCCAGCAACAGACCCGATCACCTTCACTGCACCAGACGTATGCTCAGGAACCCGGTTGAACTTCTCCCAGGTCGAGGCGCCTGTCAGGTTGCTGACACCGTAGACGTTGCCTTGATAGGTGTATGCGTCACCGTTCTGCAGGCTTTTGGTGCTATCGCCCAACGCAGCGCCAGGCACGCCGACGCCGCCGCCTTCTTCGTACAGCCGGAAATATCCGCCCACCATTCCAGAATCAAAATAGGCGCTTGCAGCTGTCAGAGTAAACGTTGTCCCGACCGTATAGGTTCCATAAGCCGTGACGCTGGTTGAAAAGCTGGAAGGCGTAAGCGTCAAGGTGTCGTCTGCATTGATCGTGCGGAATGGTCCAGTCGTGATCGACGGCTCCGAAAGCGTCCAGCTGGTATCGCTAAGCCTGCTGAGCTTCTGGATCGGAAAATCAGGATGCGAGATGTACATGACATCTCGGACAGTCACGCACTGCAGCTTCTGGATTTGTGCCGTCGTGTAGTTGGTTGCAAGCTCGACGATTTCTCCCGCGGTACCGCCGCTGGTGTAAGCGGCATACGCACTGCTGTTGACGCCGGACAGCTCAAACGTATTAGCCGTGACGTTGGCCACCGTGAACCATCGATTGTTCACATCGGTCATGCCGGAAACGCCCGTCACATAAACCTTGTCGCCGTTCGAGAACCCGTGGCTTGTGCTCGTCACGACTGCCGGGTTGGCCTGCGTGATCCCCGTGATGTTCTTCGCCGCGTGGGTGATAATGCCTTTGTCTTTGCAGAACCAAATGAACTGGTTCCCAAAGATCAGCATGTAGCTTTGCTCGGTCGAATACTGGAACCTGACGAACCGATGCCGTGCTGTTGACGGCAAGTTGATGACGTACTGCGTACCGCTGCGCTTGTAGATCCCGCCATGCACGGCAACAATGCCGTTTTCGATCGTCTGGCAACCGTTCTTGACCTTCGCGACCTCTGGCCGGTTCCAGATCCGCGGGCTGACTTCGCCCCCGGTGAAATTGTTTACGAGGGCGTTGGCTCTGGTCAATCTAGTTCCTCACCAGTATCCATGGGCTAACGTCAACAATTTCTCGAGGCGAGCCTTCCTGGGAATCTACCGTCCTCGCTTCAGCCAGCTTGCTCATGTAGATGTCCCACATCGTCTTGGTCGCTGACTGGTTGTCAGTGAGCGGCATGCAAAGTTCTGACGACAAGCGAGCTGCAACGGCATCTGTAAAAAGAGCGTCCCAGGTCGATGTATCCGTCACCCGCGCGATGTATTCGATCGAACACGCCGACTCGTTGGCCAGCAGTGAACGGCCTTCTATGCGGTACGGGATCTGTGCTTCCGCCCAAACGCCGGCAGACGGTTCGTCTCGTGACGAATAGCCAAGCGCTTCCCAGCTTGTGCGAATGACCTTCAGGCAATAGGGGTCTGAAGGCAGGGTGAATGCATAGGTGTATTCGTGATTTGGCGTTGTCGTAGATGCAGCCAATGCCGCCCTGCGCACTGCAAAGTTCCACGGATGAGCTCTGAGAACCGCATCTCTAGTGCGAGGGAAATGAAGTCGGCACAGATCGCCCGCCTTGCTGGTGTCGCTCGATATATCTGTGATTTGGTTGTGCCCGATGCGGGTAAGAGCAAGATTGCAGACTTCGGTTTCTGACGTTGCGCTCATGTGCTCAAGAGCCCTTGTGTGCGTAGCATGGCGAGCAGGTTGTTCAGCGCTGTCCTGGCTTCCGCATCCACCGTTGCGCCGCCCGATGCGTCAGGAATGGCAGAGCCTGGAGTTATCTTGGCCTGCACCGTTGCGCCAACGGCGTTAGAAATCCGGGCATCAGCGGCGGTGTTGAAATCCGTCACTTCCGATGCCGTATGCGTGTGTGTCGTGATTGCAGCTGACGACGCATTCGCCACGATCAATTCATCTGGCTTGACCGCAGCAGGCGCCGTCTGCAATTCCGCCCGCAGCCGTTCTGCCTCCTTGGCCGTCACGGCTTTGATTTCGACGGATCGCTTCGTTCGAAGATATCGCCTAGTCATATGAAAATGGGGGCCGAAGCCCCCACCTCCTTAGTCGTATGCGAAATACAGCTCCAGCGTGACCGTTCCAGTCGCGTTGGTAGCTGCATCCGCCAGTGTGGCGATCAAGTGCATGTCGCACTTCGGATCGGACGTCTGGCCGTTCACGAACTGCCAAGCAGCCTTGCCGTAGTTCGCGATGTCCTTGATCACCGATGCCGAGCCGGCGGCGGAAGCGACGTCGATGCCGTCGTTCAGCGCGTCGGGGTCAGCGGTGAAATCGCCAGTCTTGAGCGGCGTGAATCCAATATCGAGCGTCGGCGATCCGGTCGAAGCCAGATCATCGAAGTAGAGCTTGGACATACCGAGCAGACGAGCATTAGACGGAACCACAGCAAGGCTCAGAACCTCACCAGCTGATGCAGCCGTCATCTCGACCGTTTCGACCCACACCTTGACCCGGCCACCACCTTCACCAGCATCAGCCAGTGACCTAGTAGTCGAGTTGAGCAGCCCGGTCATAATCCGGGAGCCGTATTGAGTAGCCATTATTAGCTCCTTTCAGATCAGACCTTAGACATCGGCTTCAGGGTTGGCGCCCGGATCACACTCGATGTACCCAACGCGGGCTTCTTCCATCCGCGTCGCGCCGATCGACATGCATGCGAACACCTGAGTTGCGTAGTTCTTGTCATCGCGCTCGGAAATCCTGGTCATGATGTCCTTGCCGATGCCGAGAAGAATGCCACCCTTGGCCCAAAACAGAACCTTGTCATCGCTGTTGCTATCGACGCCAATGCGCTCTGTCGGGATGATGTTGAATCCTGCGAACTGACTGATCTGGCCAGACACCAGCGGCTTAATCGCGTTGTAGTCATGGCTCGAAACCCGAGTGTCCATGAGCAACGATTTGATCTGCCGGCTGTTGACGATGCACCAGCAGTCGTCATCAGGATCGACGTTGTTGGCGCCGAGCAGTTTCTTGGCCTCGAGCAGCTTTGCCACGTTGAGACCAGTGTCCGCCGCCGAAACGCCGGGCCACACCGTCTGAACATCGACGACCATGCCCGTGTCAAACGCGGTCGAAGTAGAACCATCGACGCCCGTATATGCCGTGCCGGTTGCCGCCTCGATGATGGCGTCATCCATGGCGCGGCCCATCGCGAACGCTGCAGCCTCGGCATATTGAGACGTTGGATCGATGAGCATACGGATCTGGTCCTCGCCATCGACGAGATCGGACCAATCGTAATCATCCAACGTCACACGCCTACGAGCGTGCGGGGTATCCATCCGCGGCGTGTCCGCATGGCGCGATGTGCGCTTGCGGGCCGAGGTTGCACCCAGCTGCTCGTAGAAACCACTTTTTCCGTTGATCGTTTCGACACGCACGGAGCGCCGAAGACGTGAACCTTTCTGCTGCGAAAGGTGATAGACGTTCGCTTTGTATTGCTCGACGAACGCCGTCGTGATCTGGATAGACATCCAAACCCCCCATGGCTGAAATTGATGATGTTCGTCGATCGCTGGTTGTTGGTTGTCCGCTAGTGAGCGGGCCGAACCGGATCGTTAGACGCAAGGTCACTCAAGTTGGCTTGGTCCGGGCCGGCATCAGCCGGATTATCGTCCCTTACCTTCGGAGGCCTTCCGCGCCGTTTCATGGGGGGCTCAACGCCTTGTCCCTCGGTCACATAGGCTTCCAGCTTGCGCGCCCGCTCAACCCACCTATCCACGTCTGGATTAGCGAGTTTAGGGTCCGCAAGTGCGAGGCATCTCAACCGGATCTCGTGCATCGTCATGCAGCAGAATCCGGGTAAAGAGCCTCAAACAGCTTCGAGCGCTCGGCAACAAGCCGGTCGTGATCCGGATGCGACTTGTCGAACAGCGCCTTTTCATGTTTCGAATTGAATGCATAAATGGCCTGCTGGATATCCTGCGGCTTAGCTTGTGCCTCAGGCCTTCCTTGCAGCCGTGTATGGCCTTCCATGTCCTGGCCGATGCGATCGAGAAAACGCACCATCCTTGGATCATTGCCGATGCCGGTCTCATTCAAGAAGTTCGTAA